CACAGCGGCTACTTTTGAAATCCTGCCTATCACTGATGCACCTTTTGCGGCCTGCACCACTCCTGGTATTGGTATTAGGTTGATTGGATCAACCATGGCACCAGCAAAGAATGCAATATATTTGCCTATGCCTTCTTGGTTTGCGAATTCTTGTTGAATATTTTTTGCCTCCCTGGCTCTGGTCAACATTTCTAAATTAAGATATGGTTCCCATTCTATGTCTTCGTCTCTTAATGCAAAATTTGGATTGTTGTATACTGCTTCAGGTATTTCACTTTCTCCCAACGCATTGAAGTTTGCTTTAGCGGCATCCGCGGCACCAATATCTAAAAGATATGATCCTGTTGTTTCTTTTATGCCTGCACTTAATCCAGTTACAATACCATCTACAAGACCTCTTGATCTTGGAGTTATTGTTTCTGGTGTTGCTGGTGCAAGTGAAGTCAGCCTATCTACAGTGGCCATTATGATCCTCCTACTTCATCCAATCCAAAGTCTGGTGGTGTTTCTCTGTAATTTTCTAATACAGTTTCGTCCATCTCTCTGATTGTAGTGGTCAACCAAGATATACCTTGATGCACACCACCGTTTGTGCCTTTCAATGGTATACCGTTTACAAAAGATACGTGATTGTCTTTTATTTGATCTAATACTGCTTGTCTTACAAATTTGTCTTTTAATCTTTCTGCGTATGGTATGTTTGCGGCCATATATTCTAACATCCATGGTTGTAGTTGATTGACAACAACTGCGTGATTTATAACACCTAAAACAAATGTGTCTATTGTTCCTGGTCTATCCATTTCGTTTATCACATCAAGATTGACTGCATTTTGTCTTGCATCAAATTCTGCACTTAAATTTTTTGCTTCATCAACAGTTAGTTGTTCACCAGTTTGTTTATTGAAAAATAAAAATGGTTCTTCTTCTGTTGGACCTTTTTCAATTCTTAAATTTTTATCTTTGAATGCAAAAAAGTCTATTACTGCTTCTTGTGCTTTGTCATCAAGTGATTTTTTATATTGTTCAGTAGTAGGACCTTCAATGTCAAATGTTTCAATTGGTGCACTTAATGGATCAAAATTTTGTTCAAATTTGTTGTGATCATATTTTATCAAACCACTTCCAAGATGATCTTTATCTTGTAATGCTACTGTTTCTCTTTTGTAGAATGGTTGTATTGCATTTTCACTGTATACATTTTGTCCAGTTGCATTTGGTATTTTTTGGAAAAACATTTCTCTACCACTGATAGGATCAACAACTTGGATGCCGTTGTTGGTCACATAAACTTTTGCATCTTCAATGTTTTCCATAAGATCGTGTATTTTGTCGCTTGTAGCACTTCTACTACCGTGCCCAATTGGGTCATTTAACCAATTGTTATAAATTTTTCTGTATTCAAACATAACATTTTCGTTTGGAATGTCTCTTTTACTTGCAATAATTGTAATATTGTCAGTTAAATCACCAATGTAGTGTGTGTCTTTGATATATTGTATTGTTGCTTCTAATGCTTGATCATTATCTAATCTTTTCAATTTATCAGCATACACAATAGCAAAAAGACCTTTCAAACTTTCTTTTTGTAAACTGTTACCAACAAATTCTAGTTGTCCACCATCAGCAAAAACATTTTCTACTTCAAGTTTAATAGCATTTTCAACTTTTTTAACTGTGTTTTCGTCTTCATTTATAAGCAGTGATAAATTATTTTCATATTCAATACCAACACTGAAAGCATATTCTTGTTTGTTTGCATCTACAATACCAAAAATTGCTAATTTTGAATCATCAACTATGTTGTCACTTGTTTTTACAATATCTTGCAAAGCACTGATTGTATGATTTGTGCCAAGATCTTGTTCAATTCTAAACATACCATTTTGTTGTTCAGATCCAGTTGATTTTTGTAATTCATTTTTGATTGTGTTTACTATTGTGTTTGGTATTGATTCTGACACCTGCAATGGTGTGTTGGTCAATATACTTAAATCATAATTCAATTGATCTAATCCTGCTTTGTCAGGTGTTTTTAATTCTACAACTTTTTGATCTAACAAATAATCTGCAAGATTTATGTTTGGATCTGCAAGTGCTTTTGATTTTGCTTCTTGTGTTTCTTTAAATGCAATTAGTTGTTTCTCGTATATTTTTAGATAAACGTTTTTTGTAATACTATCAGTTGATTTTTCAATTTCAGCAATGTTTGCTTCCAACGTTGAAATGTATTCTGCACTTTCAGCACTACCAGTTGGCAACATATAACCTTTTCTTTTTGCCTCACCTATCAAATATGCTGTTTCAAATTCTTCTTTTTTTTGGTCAATGTAGGTTTGATCTTTGCCTAATTGTAACCATGCTTCTGCATAATCATCAAAATCATATTTTTCTTGGTCTCTGAATACTATGCTGAAATCTCCGCTGTCTTGTGTGCTTTGTATTTCAAAGCCTCTGCCATCTTCTATATTTTTAATTACAGTAGCAAAAGCATTGTCATTGGCATTGATTGCTCTTT